CTATCAAGAGTCTTGATGAGGTTTATATGAGGGTTATGAATGGCCGATGATCTAATAAAAGTTACTCTTAGCATGGAGAGTGAAGACGTTGTTAGGACACTTAAGAACGTCGAAAAGCTAGAGAGAGAGATTGTAAAACTAAAGTCTGAGTATGCTGTACTTGATCGGTTTCAGGGTACGGCGAACCTATCTCAAAAAGAGTTTGCCAGAGGCACCGCTGCGGTAGACTCAAAAATTGCTCACCTACAAAAGGTGTTGTCCAGTGGCGGTGCGGCTATTAATAAACACGCCACCTATATGACCCAAGCCAAGAACAAGATGAGCAAGTATGGCATGGTCAGCCAACAAGTTGGTTATCAGGTAGGTGACTTCTTTGTTCAGATTCAATCTGGGCAGAATAAAATGGTTGCCTTTACACAGCAAGCCACTCAACTTGCAGGATTAATTCCTGGAATCGGTGGTGCTGTTGTTGGTATCAGTTTGTCACTTGTAGGCTTTATCTACCAGCTTAATAAGACAAAGGGTTCTACGGAAGAGGTCACAAAAGCCTTTGATAAGGTTGCTGAGTCCTTAAAGGACTTGAAAGATGTTAGTAAAGACTTTGATGATGCCCTAGAGCTTCCCGCAACAAAAGGTAACATTGCTTTACAAGATTACTTAAAGACATTAAAGAATGTAAAGAATGCTTCTGCACAGTCTGCATTTTCAGATGCATTAAAAGACACTTTCACTGGTTATGTTGATGAAGCTGCTAATCTCAACAAGAAGCTAAGTGCAAGAGGTGGTGGTGGCCGTAATCCTAATGCAGGGCCACTGCGAGTTACTGGTCAAGAACGGGCAGACATGTTAGAGCGTCTGGCTTCTGTCGTAGAGTTAAACAACGAGTTTGTAAAGATTCAGGCTGGTCCAATTGCTGGCATGGCTAAGAAACTCATAGAGCTTGAAAATAGCTTACGTAATAGCGGCAAGTTAACTAAAGGTATGCAGGACACCTTTAATAACCTACTTGAAACATCTGGCCTACGTGCTGAGTACGAAGCTGAGATTACAGCCCAGTATGAAAAGCAGTTAGCTTTCCTAGATAAAGTAAATGCCACTGAAAAGGCTCTAGCAGATACAGAACGCCAAAGGTTGGTTGATGTCGGTAAAATGATAGACGACCTTGATAAACAAAATGCTTTAATTCAAGTGGCATTAGACAATGGCGTTCAGTCTCAACAGTATGCTGATGCAAAAGCTAAGTCTGAAAGAGACGCTTATCTTGCTCAAGAACAGAGTTATGGAACAAGCGAAGACCAGCTTAAAATCTTAATGGAGTTGTACGACACACACGTGGCACAAAAAGCTGCGCTTGAGAATATAACAGGAGAATACAGAAAGATTGAGGGCTTAGTAAAAAGCATTAACTCTGAAGTCAGCAGCATGGGCCTTTCCAACGCTGGACTAGAGGCCCAATTAGCCGCACTACAGGCAGGGGCTGGGACTGGTGAAGCTAAGATAGCTGGTCAAATCAGGTCTAAACTCTTTGAGCTTGCCCCTGCTATGAACAATGTTGATCCAACTATTAAAGCCGAAGCCGAAGCGGGTTTCAAGGAGTATGTCAAACTTCTTAATGAAAGACTTACCTTAGAGCAAGCTATTCAGGCTGAACTTGACAAAAGAAAAGATAAGCCAAAGGGCAAACAAGATGCTCTTGAAGCAGCCTATGCAGAATTAGCTCTTCAACGTGAAATACTTGGTGCTGAAGGTGCAAGACGGGCTGGCGTAGAACTTTTAGGTCAGGCTTACCTACAGTACACGCCAGAACAAATACGGCTTCTTGGTGAGGAAAAGGTAGCAGTAGAGGCTATTATTGCGGCTCAACAACAACAAATAGACCTAGCAAACACCATAGCAGAAAGTTTTTCCGACTCATTTATGTCAATCGTAGATGGCACAGCTACTGTCAAGGATGCCTTCCGTGACATGGCTCTTGATATTGTTAAGCACTTGTTTAAAGTTCTTGTTATGCAGCAATCAATCAAGGCCATTGGTAATTCAATCGGAGGCCCTGTTGGCGATGCGCTTAAGAGCTTTAAGTTTGCCAATGGTGGTGCATTCTCAGGTGGTAACGTAATTCCCTTCGCCTCTGGTGGTGTCGTAGGCTCTCCAACTAACTTCGGTATGTCAGGTGGTAGAACTGGTCTTATGGGTGAAGCTGGGCCTGAAGCTATCATGCCACTTAAGCGTGGCCCTGATGGTAAACTAGGTGTAGCTACAACTAGCAATAGTCAATCTGTAACTGTTGTACAAAACATCAATGTAAGCACAGGCGTACAACAAACCGTAAGGGCTGAAGTAATGGGCTTAATGCCACAGATCGCAGCAGCATCTAAAGCGGCTGTACTTGATGCTAAACGCCGTGGCGGTTCCTTTGGAGGGAGTTTTAGATAATGGCTATTTTATACCCTCGTGATCTCCCTACTAACATTGGCTTTGCACAAGTTACCCTCCGTGCTGTAAATCAAACTGCAATGTCAATGAGTCCATTCACTTACAAACAACAAATCTACAATCATAGTGGACAGCGTTGGGAAGCTGAGTGTCAAGTACCCCCAATTAAACGTGATGACGCTGAAGAGTGGATCGCTTGGTTGTTGTCACTAAATGGTCGTGCTGGTACTTTTCTTATGGGTGATCCACTAGGTGGCACTGCTAGAGGCACACTTGGTGGCTCTCCCGTAGTTAATGGTGCGGATCAAGTTGGTGGCTCCCTAAGTATTGATGGTTGCTCAAACAATATCACTAACTGGCTTAAAGCTGGTGATTATCTTCAACTTGGTTCTGGTTCTACAGCTACTTTGCATAAGGAACTACAGAATGTAAACACCACTGGCTCTGGCCAAGCTAGTTTAGACCTTTGGCCATACATGAGGACTGCACCTGTTGATGGGTCTATTGTTATTACCTCTAATGCTGTTGGTCGTTTTAGACTTAATTCTGGGGAACAAGATTGGACTATTAACAACATCTCAAGTTATGGTATTACTTTTGCTGCTATTGAGGCTATCACATGAGGGATACAACAGGTCTTACAGCGGCACTATCAGAAGCTGAAGTCTATCCGTTCTTTGCTGTTGAACTTATGTTTGACACTAGGACTATTGAATTTGGTGGTGAAACTTTAGAGGCTGGCCCTTTGTATATGTGGACGGGCCTTGGTGATCTGACAATAGGTGACATCACTTATCTTGGCTCTGGGACTATGCTACAAATAAGTGAGGTTTCAGAGACTGCTGATGTTTCTGCCGCTGGTGCTAATCTAACTTTAAGCGGTATTCCTACGGAGCTACTTGCATTGGCACTACAAGAGCCATATCAAGGACGTTTATGTTACATTAAGTTTGGTATGATTGGTGCTAATAAGGACTTCCTGTTAAAGCAAGATGGTAGTTTCTTGTTGTTAGAGAACAATTCTTCAATTAACATTTCCACTGGTAGCACAGACGTTCTAACAGACTTGTTTGTTGGCTATATGGATCAGATGAATATTAACGAAAATTCTGACACTTGCACTATTGGGTTGGCTGTTGAGAGTAAACTTATCGACCTAGAGCGGCCAAGAGTTCAAAGATATACATCAGCTAGTCAAAAATCTAGATATGCTGATGACTTAGCTTTTGACTTTATCCCTGATCTACAAGACAAACCACTAAGCTGGGGCCGCACCTCATGAGATTTCACAATTGGGATTTACAACTAGCTCTTTATTTAGATGAAGTTAGAGGTAATCCCTTTGAGTGGGGAACACATGATTGCATAAACTTCGCTAATAAGGCTTGCCGTGTACAACGTGGTAAAGGGTTTGCAGATAACCTGTTGGTTGACTACAAATCTCCTAAAGTTGCACTACTAAAGTACCATCACTGGATGAAAAACACTGGTTATAAAGACGTTATAACTGCCTTTGATGATGCACTTACTAGGCTAACCACTAAATATCCACCAAGAGGTGCTATTGTGGCGATGCCAGCAAAGGTTGACGAAGTTCTCCCCTATTCTTTTGGGGTATCTGTCAATCAATATTGTGCCTTCGTAAGCTATGAGGGTTTATTATTTATTAAACCTAAACAGGGTTTCCTATACTGGGGTGTGGAATGAGTTTATCAGGTCTATATAAAGGCACAACATTCTTAGCCCAATCTCCAATGGGGCCAATGTCATGGAAAAAAGATATTCCACAAGGGCCAGCAGCACCAATTTTGTTGGGTTCCGCTTTTAGCACTGGCGCTGCTGTAGCTGCTGCTGGTTTTGCTGGCACAGCGTTTACTTTTCTGGGTGTTGGCGGAACTGCTGGTATACTTGCGTCTTTCTTTGTAAGAGCTTCACTTGGCTATGCCCTAAACGTATTAACATCAAGGTCTGGAAATGATGCGGCAACAAGTGGGGCATACGCATCTGTGAATGCTTTAACTCCTGCTGGTGCAACTGCATTTATCTATGGTTCTACCCGTCTTGGTGGTGTTACCTTTTACCAACAAACAACAGAAAATAACAAATACTTGCATAAGCTGATTGCAGTTGCAGGGCATGAAGTAAACTCTATCGGTACAATCTACCTAAATGATGAGGTTGTCACAATAGATGGCAGCGGCAATGTAACATCTCCAAGCCAGTACAATGGCAAAGTGCGTTTAAAGATACACCTTGGTGGTGCCGATCAAGAAGCAGATGCAGACCTAGTTAGTGAAAGTTTGCTTTGGACAGTTAATCACCGTGCAAGAGGCATTGCCTATATTTACGCACGGTTTTTATATGATGCAGATGCTTTCCCTAACGGTGTTCCAGTAGTAACTGTTATTGCACAAGGTAAAAAATTATACGACCCAAGAACTGAAACAACAGTATATTCCAGCAATGCCGCTTTGTGCTTGCGTGATTACTTAGTTTCGTCTGAGATAGCTTCTGCTTCTGAAGTTGATGATGCACTATTTGCTACGGCTGCAAACATCTGTGATGAAGAAGTTGAGGTGACTGAAGCAACTATTGAAAGAGTTGATGTACTTCCCACTTTAGATTTATATGTTGGTCGTCTTGTTAAATTAACAATTGATGGCGAATATTACAAATACACAACTGGCTGGAATATCGTAGCAATACCAACTCAATTGCGCTACACCACAAACGGTACATTCACAAGTGAAGCTACTCCTCAAGATGCCCTATATAGCCTCCTACGCTCTATGGGTGGTATGCTTTGGTATAGCCAAGGCAAATGGGGCTGTAAGGCTGCTGCATACACTTCATCCGTCTTGTCGTTAGACGAAGATGACTTGCGTTCAGGTCTGCAAATTCAAACCCGTAATTCTCGCAGGGATGGTTTTAATAAGGTAACTGGAAAATTCCGTGGGCCAGAAAGCAACTACTTTGAAACTAACTACCCAACAATAGCACCAAGTGCTTTCTTACAGGTTGATAACAATCAAGAGAGTGAACTTGAGCTATCTTTTCCATATGTAGATAGTTCAGCTATGGCACAACGTATTGCTAAGATTGCACTATACCGCAACCGTGAACAGCTAAAGATTAGTGGTTCTTTCGGTATGAGGGCATATCAGCTTTCCATCGGTGACCTTGTTCAGATCACAAACACTCGTTTAGGTTTTACTGATAAGGTGTTTGAGGTTGTTGAGTGGCGTTTTGGACTAAGCTCTGAGATGACACTTGAAGTCTTTATGACACTTCAGGAAATTAGCGCTGGTGTGTTTGAATGGGATGCTGACGAGACTGCATTTGAAAGTAACAACACAAGCCTTCTTTCCCCATATGCTGTCCCTGCTGTTGGCATTGTACTAACTCAAGAATATCGTATTATTAACGAACACATCACTAACGTCTTGGTGGCAGAGATCACCTCACCAAATGCTGAACGTGTTGACAGTGTTGAAGTTGTATTCAAGAAAAATGGTGATGCGGATTTTAGCGCATTAGGCACAGGTGACCTTGGTCGTTTTGAACTGTTAGACATTGAGACACCGTTGGCTGGCAGCACTGAAACAATTACTTATGAAGTGAGAGCAAGAGCTATTAATGCACTTGGTGTCAAAGGTGATTACGCATCAGCAATTAAAGTTGTTGAGGCTGATACTGTAGGCCCAGATGCACCAACAGAGTTTACCAAGCAACTGTCAGCGGGAACAGTCTTTTTTAGATGGGATGCCTCAACAGCACTAGATTTGTCACACTATAAAATCTGGCACTCTAGCAGCATAACAGCGGTATGGAATGATGGTTCTGTATTTCCTATCATTGAAAAAGTTGCACGACCAGCTACAAGTGTAACTTATCCCGCTTTGTCTGGAACCTTCTTTATTGAGCCTTATGACAAATCAGGAAATGCAGGTGCTGTTGCATCTGTTGTTGTTCTGGTATCGGAACTACCAATACTTGGTATTGCTGTTGAAGATATTGAAGACCCAACATTCCTTGGCACTAAGACAAACGCAACTGTTGTGTCTAGTGAACTTCAGATGTCCAGCTACGCCACAGCACCAGCTAGTGGTACTTATGAATTTACAGGTTACATTGATACATCAACGATTAGGACTGTTCGTGTATCAAATGACCTAACAGTTAGTCGTATCCACTCTAATGCGGTTGCTGGCGAAGTAAACTGGGATGACATAAGTTCTTCTTTCAACTGGGATCAGT